GCACCACCAAAAGTCAGTTGGCTCTTGATTTCATTGATATTGAAAGCCATGTGCTTTTACTCCTTTTCTTTTATTTATTATTGCTGACCAACGAGTTCTGCAAACTCAACACCGGTTCTAACTGCAACAAAGTTCAGTTGGATGAAGTTGATTGAACGAGCAGGCTTGATGAAGATATCTCCAACAAATCTGTTTGAATCAATTACTTCCGCTGTGTTGTTAGTATCGTCTGCAACAACTTTGAAGTCGTATATACCTCTACGGCCCTGTACGTCACGCAAGAACGGTTCGATCAGGTTTCTAAACTGCGCTCTAGTGAACTCATCGTTGAATTCAAATAGCATCTGCTTAGCCGCAACAGAGATAGTCTTCTCTAGTACGATAAACAGTCTACGAACATTGATTCTATCAAATGCACTTGTAGCGTTAGCAAAGGTCTTGTCACCGAACAGAAGAGTACCTTGACCAGATTGTGTAATCACTGGGTTGATGTTCTTCTTGTATAGTGTGTCACGATGAGCCTTAGATGGGTTGTAAGCAAGCTTTACGATGTTCTTGATAATGCCTCTTGATAGACCTGCTGGTGAGAACCATGGGTCACGATCATTATCAGTACGCACACAAAGACCCGCAACATCAGCATTCAATGGAGTGTAGACGTATGCATCGTTGTGCTTGTCGTAGCGATACTTATAACCAGTATCAACAACTGCATAAGTTGAACGAGTTCCGCTTGTTGCAACAGAAGTTGCGGCAGAGCCAGTCAAGTTATCTAAAATAGTTTGTGTATTAGTGATTCCTACAACCAACTCTTTAGCTGGTGATACAAATGCAACACAATCTTTTCTTGCAGTAGCGATATCAGTAATGTAATTACCTAGTGTAGTGTAACCAGTTCCTACTACGCCTCTTGCTTTACCTTGTAGAATAAGGGAGATATCAACTTCTTCAGCGTTTTCAAACAAGTCATAGCCTGTCTGAAGAATGCCAGTTCCAATTGATCCCTCATCTGCACCATCAGTGCCGCTTGAGAAAGCAGTTCCAGTAACATCTGTCGCAATATTAGTTACGCCAGTTGCTTCAATCCAAGTTGATTGATTCTCAAGAACATCTACGATGTAGTTGTTACCACCTTGTGAACCAGTTGAGCCTTGTACTAAAGAAACGTCTTCGTATCTTTCTACTGCTTGCCCTCCAACATATACTTCAATGTGGAAGTTATTTGCGCCAGGCGCATAATCAAATCCTAGATCATTTGCCACATATCCTGTAGCATCTACCATCTTGACAGATATAGTGTTGCCCATAGCTCCTGGGTATTTTGCTCTCAGATCAGTATTTGTTGTACTAACTGCTTTTGTACCATCAGATACACGAACAACGTACAGTGCATTACCGTATGCTAAGAAGTCAGCCGCAGAGTAATAAGTCTCTACGTTTGACCATTGTGTGTTTGTTACTGTATCGGCAGTACCCTGTACAATAGTAGGGTCTGCATCATCAGTATTTCCTGAGCCACCGCCTGTATAAGCGATGCCATATGTTCCGATTACTTGGTTACCAGAAGTTGCCCATGTTAGGACAATCTCGCCACCACTCTCTGCAACAGTAAATAGTGATACTCCAGCGGCTGTCAACGCACTTTGAATTGCAGTTGCTAAGTCACCTTTTGTGGTATAATCACCTGCGGCTGTAGCGTAACTTTCGCTACCAACTGTAAGTGTCCACGTGTCTGTAGCAGCCCCACCTGAAGTAGGTAGTACTAGCGCATCAAACGTTGCAGTCTCTGCGGTACCAGCGGCAGAGATTACTGAAGTTTTGCTGTTTAGGGGTTTACCAAAACGCTTTGCAAGTTCTACTTCTGAACTAACAAGAATGCGCTGATTTACTGGTCCCCAACGAAAGACGCCAGCAATAGCACCTTCTGTCGTAGATGTTGCCGGAACGACGGATGTTGCATCGATCTCAGAAACATTAACTCCTGGACTTACTTGAAAAGCCATCTCATTTCTCCTTGTCTATTATGATTTATAGATTTCAAATCTTTGTCGTTATATTTATAAAAACCACTTCTTAGTAGTTGAACCAACCAGCAGGAGTCTCTACCTCTTCCACAAAGTCATCATTAGAGTTGAAGCCAATGGGAAGTAGACTTTCCATCAAATCTTCTTCGTTTCTTTGCTTTAGTTTCATCATTGTATTGATATCTGTTATCTCTTTAAAGAAGGTCTGATCAGTCAGCCATGCAAAAAGAACGAGACACATGACTGTATCGTCATGGGCACCACTTTCTGCTTCATATGAGTTACCCTTTCTAGAGAATGTTGATAGTTCATTTATAGTAAAAAAATCGTTTATAATTAGTTGGTCTTGTTCTGTCATCAGTTTTAGCATGTTGCATCCAACAGCCTTGACTGATTTAGTGGTTCGTATGCCCTTGTCTACATTTTTTCCAAATCCAGCAGATATTCTTTTACCCGAACGACCTGCCGATTCTGTAAATAGTAGAGTTTCTACTTCATAGTCATAGTGCAGAATTTCTGACACTTGTTCACCAATGTCATTTACTTCGATCAATGTGTACGCCTCATTGTACATCTTTATAACAGAGTGTAGAATCTCTGCGTAATCGATCGGAGTGATCATGTTGTCTCTGTATGCCGCTACTTGTTTGTACGGCATCTGTGATACATCTATCACTTGAAATGCTGAATAATCTAATCCTTTACCTCTTGATACATCTACTACTACTATGTATGTTTTTGACTTGTCTGGATAGTCGAATATTCTCAAGTTCTGCTTCTCAGCCACTGGTTCTTTTATCACTAGTGTCTTCAGTTTAGAACCTTCGATAAGTGTGCCAGATGAGCCTAAGAATTGGCATTCGAATTCTTGTGCAAACTTTTGATAGTCATGATCCATTGCTTGCAGTGTTTCGTCTTTCCATTTCTCATCACGCTCTGGTACTTCATACCAAGGCACTTCGATAAAAATATATCCGTTTCTGCCATCCTTGGCTCCCTCACATGTCTTATAGAAGTGATTGAGTCCATTCGGTGTAGAAGTGAATAGAATTTTAGTTGTCTTACCCGATGAGATTGTAGGAAACACAGAAGCGAAAAACTCGTCCCAGTTCTCTACGAATGCGGTCTCATCGATATAGAGGAATGATATAGATTTACCACGAATAGCACTTGACGATGTAGCACCCGCAATGATCTTACAGCCGTTCTCAAACTCAACAGAACCTTTGTTCCATTCTATGACACCTTGCTGTAGCCACTTAGGGAGTGCTTCGTATGCTATCTTGATTCGATCTAAGATTTCACGTGCGGCATCACCCTTGTTAGCAAGAAGTGCCACGGTCTTATGATCGTTGAATAATACATAATGCAAAATAACAGCGACAGCGGTAGTTGTTTTACCAGCCTGCCGAGACGTATTCACAGTTACACGTCTGTTGTTTGTGATAGCTTCGATGATCTCACGTTGATAATCGTATAACTTGATCTGTATCAGACCATGATCTACATGCACAATTTGAATATATTTCTCAGAAAAGTATGTAGGGTCTCCAGCACATTTCAAGTATTCCTGAATCATATCAGGACTAAATTCTATAGGTGTACCTTTACGCTTGAGGTTTACGTTGCCGTTATAACCTTTTTCATTCACTAGATTCATTATTTCGTAGATCCTTTAGCATCTGCTGTAACTCAGAAGTTGATCCCACGAAAAGATTGTTGTTAGTCACAATACCTGACTTATCTTCTTCGGGCTTCTCTGCTTCTGCTTTCTTATCGCTCATTGATACTAAGTCTTTGTTAGCGTCAACAAGTGTTTTCATAATCGTAGAGACCACTTCATATGCACGTGGATGCTCTGATGCTTTTGCAACATCTAGCATGTCCTCTAGCGCATGTGTTCCCTTTTCGATAACATTGTAGAAGTTCTCTCTTGCATATTGATAGTCTCTATCTGCTTGATCTTCTGCTGTTTTACCTACAACAACAGTAGAAGGAGTACTCTTTACGAGTTCCCCTTTTAGTTCAGGCTTGATAGGATTTAGCCCAAGAGAGTTACCAATTTCATCATTCATCTGCATCGTCTACCACCACAACATAATCCCAGTTATCATCTATATTTATATTACTGTAATCCACAGTCTGAGAGAGTGATGTAGTAGGCGTTCCATTTGCTGTCAAACCAGGCTGTACAGACACGAATTCGCTAGGCGATGTTGCAGTTAGTGGTTGACTTACGTTTGCCTTAGCAAACTTGATCATCTTTTTATTAGTATTGGGTCCGAAGAAATAACCTCGCATCGTAAATGATAGTGTGTATATCAATGCTCTGCGAGTTAGGAAATCAGCCTCATAGCTATCTTCCATAGATGTGCTATTGAGAATGATGGGTATATCTAGATATAGGTCTAGATCGTCAAGCAACTTTACTGACGGTGTTATGTCAGGCTTGAAGAAAGGTATGATTTGCTCAAGTATACGAGTAGCGTCTTCGTTATACTTTGTCATAATGTTCAACTGAAACTCTATGTCATATGGAGCAGGAACTGTTCTGGTGATCAGGCTGTTAGCTTCTGCCGCACTGCCACCACTATATCTAAGGGTACTATTGACTTTTCTTTCTGGCGCATAGTTCATGCCCGTGATTTCAAATGACATGCGTGGTAGCGTCATAGCAGGCGCTGAAAGATCAGGATCGCCCTCTAGTCTTGCAAGTATCTTTTGAATGGGTGCATAGTTGATAGGCACCTTCATCTTACTATGTACGACACCCTCGGCATTTCTACGCTCAATTTGAATATCATTGAACAGCGTACCAAATACTGCTACGTATCGTCTTGTTGTCTCGTTATAGAAATGATTACCAAACATTAGAAGTTATTCTCCCCAAACGGATTATCTTCACTGAAGTCTAGTATGTTATCAGCAAACGTTTCTATAGATTCGTTGTCTGCGGTAGCGTCAAATGGTTCTACTGCTTCTAGTTTAGATTGTAACACTTCTAGCGTTCCGCCAATGCCAGACACGTTTACGTCTAAGTAGTGATATGTCCCAGGAGTCTCTGGTGTGAATGATGTGTATGCGTTATTAGCACCAGGTGTGCCTACTAGATTCTGAATCGTAGCAATAGAGTCTTGCGTGGTACTTGGACCGTCGTAGATTTCCAATCTTACGCCACTATTCGTGCCGTCTGATTGATCGAATATGTAAGTACTACCAACAAACAAGTTTTCGAGTACTGGTTGTTCAACTGGATTACTTTGCGAGCCTTCTTCACGTATTGCGAATACGTTATTAGAAATTGATACGTTGAATACATTATTTGCTTGCGATACAAACAAATCTCTGCTATCATATAGATCATCAATAAACTCTTGTCCAGTTTCAAATCTTTCGCCACTGTACTCAAAGAGTTCACAGCGTAAGTCGTATGTCTGTAGTTGACCCATCTGATAAAAGATTGCTTCATGCTCAACATGCATAACTTGAAACATCTTACGATTCAGTGGGAAGTAAATTAGATCGCCTTCGTTAGGTCTTACTTGCGCTGTACCAGCACCAACTTCAAAGTCAAACACTCTGTTTGCTACAGTCAGTGTCATACTGTCTCTTATCTGTAAACCAAACTTAGATAGGAAGTCGCCCTCTCCTTCGAAACCATCAACATTCTTCACATACATTTCTAGCATGTATGCATCGCTGAAGATGCTTAGACTATCTTCGTTGAAGATGTCATCTTTAGCACTAATCGTTCTAGGTATATACCAGCAGTCTATACCAAAGATACGAATAGATTCAATGACAAGATCCTCGATGAGTTCTTGTTCCATTGAATTGCTATAATTTTCAAAGTAGTAGTTTTTTGCCACAGTGTCATCCAATCATGTCCATGACTGGAAGCGAGTATGAACTCATCATCTCTTCTTCAAGTCTGGATATTTCTTCTCTTGCATCATTCAAAATCTGTTCACCGTTGAACTGTACGTTCCCAGGAAGAGACATACCAACAAACTTGGTTAGATTTGAGCCCCATTGCATCTTGATCTTTGCTGTAGCATAGTTCTGTAACCACCGATCTTTGTACACGTCTACGTATACAGTTGGATCGACAATACGATATGCTTCTATAACAAGATAGTTGCCTGTTTCTAGTTTATCCCACTTAGTATCTATGTGGAGTCTATTCACATGTCTGTTGTAGCGCAGTGGTGTCTTGCCTACGAGCATCTCCTCCATGAACTGAAGGTTCATCATCGACATGTAAAAGTTTGTCATATTATAGTTGACAAACTCATGTAAATTGTTTAGTACGAATTGATATTGTACGTTGAACATACCGCCACCGGCAGTGATGTTCGAACCAATACTGAAGACATTGATAGCACCGATAATATTCTCAGGCACATCAATGTATCCGTTTGTCTTATCGGCATCTGTGATCTGGTGCTTCAGAAATGTTCTTTCTGTACCATCGAAGTGATAATCCCAGTAATATGATAATGATTCGTCAATACGATCATCTACTTGATCTTGATCTACATTGATCTCAATAACTGGCTTACCTAACTTTCGAAGGCACCACTCTTTGAATTCTTTACGTGTAGTAGGCTGTGCCATTTCTATTTCCCATAGTTAGATTGCTATACACTATTTATAATGCATTGTAAGCGTCAACCACTTCTGAAGGAGTAGCATCTACAACTGCTTGTGCTTCTGCACGTTCTTCACTGTCTTGTGTGATGAGAGGATTTGCAATCGTCTCTGTTGTTTCGCCGTCGATAGGGTGAACTGTGACTTCATCTACAGTCGCAGGTAAAGCATCTATCGCTTCACTTACAACTCTTGTTCCCATAACTTCTACTGAATTTCCGTCTTCATCGTCTTCTTGACCGCTTACATATTCTTCAGTAACTTCTGCTTTTCCAACAGATAATTGATATCTAGCTAATCTCTCTACAGCTTTAGTATACTCTTCTAATTGATATTCTGCTAGTGCTGTTGCTTTACGTGTTGCAAGTTCATCAGCATCAACTTCTACTTTTGCATATTTTGCTTTGACTGGATCTACGATATTTGTTTTCCAAGAATCTACACCGTTATGATAGATATGGTCTAGCTGTGACCCAAAGTCTGGATACTCTGCGGCTCTATGCACTTTGTATGCTTCTATTTCTTCTAAGTATTCTAGTTCAGCAACTTTTTGTACGATGTCTTCCATAGATGGTGTACCGCCAAGTGCTTCTTTAGCGAGACTTATCTTATCTATAGTTGGGTCTGAAATAAAAATCATGTCGTTGGTCCTATATAGTATCCGTTCCAGACTGGAGAAGATAATGCGTTACTAATAGCATAGTTATTTGTTATGTAAGGCTCAAAGACATCATCTTTG